ACTAAAAAGGAAGTAGATGCAATGATTGCAGCTGCCCTTGAAGAGGCACGAGCAATTGATGAAGCATCAATGGCAAAACACAATCGTGAGGCAACTATTATTAGTATGATTCTTGGGTTTACTTGTTTAGCATTATTTTTAGATGGATTACTTCGTATACTTGGTATCATTCCACCATTCGCAGGTCTTGATGTTAATATCATTGATCAGATTGTTGACAAGGTAGAGAGTGATGTGTTACCATTACTAAAAGAAAAGACAACTGGACTTTTGCACTAACTATATACTATAGTTTGTAAAAAATAATACCATGTCTACTATCACCCTACAGGCTCCAGATGGTTCTACAGAAACATTTGAATGTGATGCAGAAACCACTATACTAGATGCTTTAGAAGAAGCTGGGATAGACCATCCATCATCATGTAGATCAGGTGCATGTTCATCATGTGCTATGAAGATTGTGGAAGGTGAAGTCAACCAAGAAGAACAATCGTTCTTGGATGATGATCAGATAGAAGAAGGATATGTTCTTACTTGTGTTGCATATCCAGAGTCTGATGTTAAACTACTAACCGAACAAGAGGAGAATCTTTACTAATGCCACCATTACATATGAGAGAACAATTACTTAAAGCGCTTATGGCGCATGCTAATGGAGAGATCCAAAAGCATAAAGCTAATGTTGAAATTTATCTAGAACATCCTGTTGGTGTTGGTGAACATGGAGATGTAACTGAAGCTATACAAGGAGAACTTGATAAGATTGCAAAATTTGATGATCAAATTAATGTCATCAATAAATATTTTAGTCCTAGATCCAAAGAATTTCTTGGTTAAAAATTATTATGATAGAATCAAATGAAGAAGTTATTGCTGAGGAAACAGCAGCAACTGAACAGGTGGTTGATGTTGAATCGACTGAGGTTGTTGAAAAGGAGGAAGACACTCCTGATATCTTTAAACAGAATGAAACAATCTCTAATCAACAGCGTAGACACTTTGAAAAATTAAGGGCAAGTCAACTGAATAAGATGCTTAAAGATTATAAGCGTCGTCAGAAGAACCCTTTAAATATAGCCAGAAAACTTGGACAGAAAACTAAGTAAGTACAATGAAAGCAGTTTTATATTCCAAAGACAATTGTCAATGGTGTGATAGAGTAAAGACGCTGTTCGATAGCGTTGAGATATCTTATCTAGAATATAAATACGACAAACACTTTACCAAGGAACAGTTTTATTCTGAGTTTGGTAAAGAAGCAACATTCCCACAAGTATCCATTGATGGTTATCATGTTGGAGGATGTAAAGACACACTACAGTATTTACAGAGACACAAATTATTATGAATGATGTAGACGCCATTTGTGAATTCGTTGACACACTGATGGATGATTACTCAAAGACAAAAAAGAAAAGTAAGACTAATTTTTTTAAATACTTTGAGTCTGCCAAATTTGATAGAAAAACTATCAACGAATATGTATCAGACCATTCTTTTACTGTTACTCAACAGATAAAGGAACTTGATGGTGCATTAACTGGGGATAAAAATCTTGCTGAGGCTTATGGACAATTTAATAAGTCTGAGCTCAGAGATTTTATCTCTATGTTACAGAAATTTTTAGAAGAAGCTAATAGATATAAAGATTATAAAAAAATTACACGTAGAAAAAAACAGAAGACACCAGAACAACTTGTTAAGGGCTTGCATTTAATAGAGGAATCTGTTATCATAGAGAACATTGAGTATGAGCCTGTTGACAAGACAAAGATTATAGATGCTACATCTATTTTCCTTGTTAACGTAAAGACAAAAGATCTTTTATTCTTTTCAGGGAATAAACTTTCTTGCTCTGGTGCCAAGATTACTGGATATGATCCTAATATCTCTGGTGTAAAGAAACTCAAAAAGATAACAGAAAGTATAAATTCTGTTACAACATCCAACAAGATAGCATGTCAGACAATCTTCGAGAATCTTCCAAACAAAAGGAGACCGTCGCCAAAGACAGTCTCTCCAAATTACATTCTTCTGAAGGTACTAGCTTAGGGATACCTACAAAGTATCTAAATAAAAATGTAAAAGCGATGATGGGAGGTAGACTAAAGCCTAAACCGACTTACCTACTTCACTTTGATCGGATGATTTCTTTCTTCAGAAAACATTATCGAGTGGAGGTGAAAATTTCTACAAACGATAATTAAAGGAGGATGTCATGACAGAAGCAACTACACTTGTTTTTACCTGTCTATTCTGTATAGGAGCAGCAGTGATTGGATTTATTTTAGGATGGTTTGCTAATGCGTATTATGTTACACATCATCAACCTGATGAATATATTCATCCAGAGTTCTTAGATAGAAATGGAAATTATTTAAATGAAGAATTGTTATCTGTCAAATTTGTTGATGAGGATGAACTTGAAGACGACTAATGTATTAATGGAGTTTTACAATGGCTGAATTACCAGTTGAAAAGATGTTACTATCTGAAGTGTTTCAGAAAGTATCAAATGCAAAAACAAAAAAAGAAAAGATCGCATTACTTAAAAAGTATTCGACACCTGCTTTAAGAGCTCTTCTTATATGGAATTATGATGAATCTGTTGTCAGTATGGTTCCTAAAGGAGAAGTACCATATAGAAAAAATGATTCACCGCCTGGTACTGATCATACTATGTTATTTCATGAGTATAAGAAACTTTATCACTACGTAAAGGGTGGTAACGATGGTCTTAATAAAATAAAGAGAGAACAGATGTTTGTTCAGTTACTTGAAGCACTTCAAGAAGATGAAGCACAGGTTCTATGTTTGGTTAAGGATAAGACATTGGGTAAGAGATATAAGATTACTAAAGCATGTATCTCTGAAGCATTCCCAGAAATTGAGTGGGGTAATAGAAGCGGTAAATGAATATCATTCATGAAGCCTGTGATCCTGAATTGGCAAAGGATAAGAAGTTACCATACAATGCATACTTAGTATGCTATATGGGTGAAGATCAAGTTCTTAAACATGATATTGCCATGTCAGGAACAGCAGTCGAGCTCTTTGATACTTACTATGATAAGTATAAGAAAGGTTTTCAATGGTTGAAACAAACTGAGGGTAGGATAACACCTGCTCTATGGAAATCTAAAAATGAACCTGAACCACCTAAGAAAAAGGTAGGAAAAAAACGTGAACGTGATTAAATTATGGATGTAAAACTTGTTACTGTTACTCCTGATGCAGAGAAACTTATGGCATATGTTGCCAGAGTATCTAATCCATCTAATCAGGACAATGAAAAATTTGCTGGACTATTAAAGTACTGTATTAACCATCAACATTGGTCAGTATTTGAACAGTCCTCTATGACATTAGAGATAGAGACTACACGTGCTATTGCAGCACAGATCTTACGTCATAGATCCTTTACCTTCCAAGAGTTCTCTCAAAGGTATGCTGCTAGTACTAGTCTAGGTAAGATACCTACACCAGAATATCGTAGACAGGATACAAAGAATCGCCAGAATTCTACTGATGATTTAGATCCATTTCTAAAACAAACATTAGAGTTACAAACTCAAACTCTATTTGATTCTGCTACTGCATTATATGAACAGATGCTGGCGGATGGTGTTGCTAAAGAGTGTGCTAGAATGGTATTACCACTTGCAACTCCCACAAGAATTTACATGACTGGTTCATGCCGTTCATGGATCCACTATATTAATTTAAGATCTGCTCATGGAACACAGAAAGAACACATGCTCATCGCAGAAGGATGTAGAGAAGTCTTCATCGAACAGTTCCCCACTGTCTCAGAGGCACTTGGGTGGACAGTACAAGCTGGAGATAAAAAATAGTGATGACGTTTGGTTGCCAGTTAATCAGTATCGTTTTTTGACATATGAAGATGCATGTGATATACTTGGTGAAGTAAAATCAGTTGATACTAATTCAATTGACATCAGAATTACTCCTGAATGTCAGATGTTATAGTCTAAATAACTTTACACAATATTAACAATTATGCCAACATACCCAGTCATACATAAAGAAACTAAAGAAAAGAAAGAACTCTCCATGACAATGGTTGAGTATGATACTTGGAGAAAAGAAAATCCTGATTGGGATAAGGATTGGCAAGCAGGTCATGCTTCCTCTATTAGTGAGGTTGGAGACTGGAGAAATAAAGTACCAAGTGATCTTCAAAAAAAGATCAATAATATCAGGGATACAAATCCTGGCTCTAACATTAGAGGATTTTAAGTATGCCAAGAGCTAAAAAAACTACTGAGAATACTACATTTTCTAATGTAAAAGCTAAGAGACTCAGGAAGAAGAAACCAATTAATACTGAGATGATGGTTGATATAAAACCATTAACACCATCTCAGGAAAAAGTATTTGAATATTGGAATGATAAAAAGAATTTGTTTATGTATGGTGCTGCTGGTACTGGTAAGACCTTTGTAGCATTGTACCTTGCATTAAATGAAGTACTTAAGAATGATTCCCCATACGAAAAAGTTTATATTGTAAGATCATTAGTATCTACTAGAGAGATTGGGTTCTTGCCTGGCGATCATGAGGATAAATCATATCTATATCAAATACCATACACTAATATGGTAAGATATATGTTTGAGATGCCAGATGATAATTCTTTCGAGATGTTGTATGGTAATCTTAAAGCACAGGAAACTATTTCTTTCTGGTCAACTTCATTCATAAGAGGTACTACTCTTGACCGTTCTATTGTTATAGTAGATGAATGTCAGAACCTTAATTTTCATGAGTTAGATTCTATCATTACTCGTGTTGGTGAAGATACTAGGATAATATTTTGTGGTGATGCCAATCAAACAGATTTAGTTAAGACTAATGAAAGGAATGGTATTCATAACTTTATGAATATCTTACGTCTTATGAATGAGTTTGGTATGGTAGAATTTGGTATAGAAGATATTGTACGTTCAGGATTGATACGTAGTTATCTTTTAAATAAAATTGCTCTTGGTTTCTAATGTTTGAACATGTATCTATTGACTTACCTAAAAAGTTAAAACGTGTTGAGGTTGATGGTAAAAGGTACTATGAAGTACCAGGCCAAGAAGGTACTAAGTTAGTTTCAGTTACTACTGTTACTAGTTTTCAAAGTGCTAAAAGTATTAAAGCATGGAGACAAAGGGTTGGTGCTGAAAAGGCCAATAAGATTACCAGACAGGCTACACGCCGTGGTACTGATACTCATACCCTTACAGAACATTATCTTAAGAATGAAGATCTACCAGAGGTTGATCCATTACCCAACTTACTCTTTACTATATCCAAACCATATTTAAAAAATATAAATAGGATACATGCTCTAGAAGCACCCTTATATAGTCTTAAGTTGGGTATAGCAGGTACTGTAGATTGTATTGCAGAATACAATGGAGAACTTGCAGTAATAGATTTCAAAACTTCAAAGGAACCAAAACCTGAGAAATGGATCCAAGGTTATTTCGTACAAACTGTTGCATACGCTTGCATGTTGTATGAGTTAACTGGTATAATAGTAAAGAAATTAGTAATCATTATGTCATGTGAAAATGGAGAATGTATCGTCTATGAAAAACACAACAAAGCTGAATACATTAGAAAACTTACTCAGTATATACGAGAGTGGAAATCTGCTAATGAATAAAAGCAAAGATGCCTTAAATCAAGTCTTGAATGACAAGTTCATGACATCTTCTAAGTTTTCTATGGAGATAGAGAACATTGTCAAAAAAAGTAATGGTAGTCTCAATTATATTGAAGCTATAATTTCTTATTGTGAAGAGAATGAAATTGAATTTGAATCAGTTCCAAAGTTATTGTCTAAGACATTAAAGGAGAAATTAAAGTATGATGCTCAGAGATTATCCTTTATGAAACGTTCATCTAAAGCAAAGTTACCAGTCTAGATGGAGGGTTATGAAGTTTACCAAACGTATCTCGCACTTAAATTACACTTTACAAAAGAAAATTATAACTTTTTTATTTTCAGTGGAAAAACACGTGCTAGTAAACAATCCTTCGAGAAAAGAAAGGATAAGTACTTTTTTAAAAAACTGGGCAGAAAATTTGAACGAGAAGAATTAATTAATTTTTTTGTAAGTCATTTCATTCATGATGATGGAGCATGGATAGGTAATATATCTGTATACAAATCAAAAGTATATGCTGAATGGGAGAGTAAGATTCAGAGTCTGTCTTTCATTTTTAAGAATGAGATGGAACAGTTATTAGAGTTGGGTTCTGACTTCGATTCTTTATTTAAGATCAAGAATGGCAGTCATCCAATTGTATTGAAACAACATTTGTCTGGGAATATAAGTTTAGAATCTTTTGTTATTCTAAACAAATTAGTAAACTTCATACCATATTTTAATAAGAATATTGCCGAACCTGTAGTGTGGCCTGAGATAAGAAAAAAGGTAGTAAAGTACGAACCATTTCTCGCTATAGATAAGGATAAATATAAGTGTACACTGTTATCTCTATGCGATTCTTTGACAACGATGTAGTTAGAGCTCAAGCGGCTGAACTAGTAGAAACTAATGAAGATCTACAAGATCTAATACTTGGTGGTGGTTTAAAAACACCAGAAGGTAATGTTGAATTCATGTCAAAGGTACATAGGATGATTGAATTGCAAGAACAATTATACTTTCGTGCTTCTTATTCAGATGAGGATGACGCAAAGGAATTTGTTAGCCAATTTAATAGATCACTTCCTTATGTAGCTGCTGAGGGAGAAACAGATGTATCTCAATCATTCAGAAGAATGAAAGAGGAACTTAAGAGGATGATAGAACTATCAGACTCTTGACAATTAACTAGAACTCTGTTATACTTACAGAGTACAGGCCAAATACGTACACATTAAGGAGAATACTTATGTCTTTTGCAACTTTAAAGAAGAATTCAAATTCATCTTTTGAAAAACTGACTAGGGAGCTTGAGAAGGTAGCTAGTACTGAAAAGAGTACTGGTGATGACCGACTTTGGAAACCCGAATTAGATAAATCAGGTAACGGTTATGCCGTTATTCGTTTCCTTCCACCCCCAGAAGGTGAAGAGCTTCCTTGGGCTAAAGTTTTTAGTCATGCTTTTCAAGGGCCAGGTGGTTGGTATATAGAAAATTCTTTAACTACTATCGGGAAATCTGATCCAGTTGGTGATCTTAATCGTAAGTTATGGAATAGTGGTAGAGATTCCGATAAGGAAATAGCTCGTAAACAGAAGAGAAAGTTATCATATTTTTCTAACATATATGTAGTCCGTGATTCTCTACATCCAGAGAATGAGGGAAGGGTTTTCTTATTCAAGTATGGTAAGAAGATTTATGATAAGATTGTTGCTGCAATGCAACCTGAGTTTGAGGATGAGAAGCCTATTAACCCGTTCGATTTCTGGACAGGTGCAGACTTCAAATTGAAGATCCGTAAACTAGATGGTTTCTGGAACTATGACAAGTCTGAGTTTGCCCCACAAGGTACACTTGGAGACTTCAGTGATAGTGAACTAGAAGAAGTCTATAGTAAGACTCATTCATTGGTTGAGTTTACTGCTGATTCTAACTTCAAAACTTATGAAGAATTAGATAAGCGTTTAGGTACAGTTCTTGCTGCTAAGAAAACTGTAGTTGATATGGAGACTGTAGAAGCTGAAGAGGAACTAGTTCCTGTTGCATCTGCACCAGTTCGTGAAGAGGTTAAACCAAAACCAAGTACGGATGATGAGTCCGATACTTTAAGTTTCTTTGCTAATCTCGCTGAGAATGATTAAAATAAAAGGGGGTCTCACGACCCCCTTTTTTTATTTAAACTGGTTCTGATTCTCGCCAACCTTCCTTAGTTATTTTATATTCTGTATCGTATTCAAGAAGTTCTTCTATCTCAGATTCCATCATTGATATACTAGATGGTTGAGGTATCCAGATCTCTCTTTTTAAATCATTTAATTGATGTTCGTATTCTCTATTCGTTGTTGGATATAAATCAGATCCAGTTAAAGTTCTTTCTGTTACAGCACTATCACTTCGTGAATATGCATAAGTCCAAGACCATGTTGGTGTGTAACTAGAAGCATTTTGTGCAGTTGTATTTGAAAATACTTCTATTATAATACCAGAGTCTAGAACTATATTGTCATAAGAATCTTTAACTTCTTTAGTTTCCCAGTGTCTTATCTTATTAGCTAGATTTCCATATCTATCTTCTATAATTTTATCTAGTTCATAGTCATCAAATGGCCATTGTGTTTGAGTGTCAGTAATATTGTTTATTAATAGTATAGTCCAGTAGTGTGATGAATCTCCAAGAAGATCGTAAGCAATTTCGTCTGGAGTTTGTCCACTTTTTACTGTGTATTTTGTCGAAGAAGAAAATATAGAATTGATACTATCTCTTGCTCTAACTTTTCTGAATAAGTTTTTAGATAGTTTAAACTTGCCAGCTTCAAAGAAGTCTGGGTATAAAAAATTTGGTGTTGAATCAAAAAACATTTTAGTACCCCGCTCCTACATCTGAACTCTTGATGATTTCTGTTTCACCGAATCCTATACTAAGTTCTATAGCAACTGGTGCTGGTCGATTACTTCCATCTAGGTGAGTTGCCCATACATTATCTGGTGTGTAATTTACATCTATATTAGTACAGACACATTTTTTTATTTTAGGAAGAGATGATATTTCACTACCATTACCACCTTGTTTCCATCTTAAGTTGAATAAGTTTGGTACAGTTAACCATCTGTCTGTAGCACCTGCTCCAAATTCTTCTCCTCCTAAAGTATCAACAAAACTACTACCTTTACCAAAAGTTTCACTGGTATCTGGTAATGCAGCTCTTCTTAGGTATGAAATTATTCTTTCTATTGCTCTTTGTTCTGATCTATTTCTAGGAACTAATTTCCATCTGAAATTAAAATCTCTAAGACCTATTCCACCGAATACTTGTTCTGTATATGGGTTAGCTATTTTACCATTGATGTTTTGTGTTACTGCATTTGGATCAGCACCCAATTTTTTTATCATACTTTTTATCAATGATACCTTACCAACACTGGCAAATTTTTGGACACTATCTGTAATTGATGCACTATCACCACCACCAATTTGTTGTGCAACTTCAGGAGCAAACCTTCCAAGTATTCCGATGTCTTTTCCTTCCCATTTTGGGCCATCTTTATACTGGATATCATCTGGTACAGGAAGTAAAACTGTATCATCTATACTAGATCTATAAGACGTAAAACTTTCTACTCTGTTACTACCAGTACCAGAAAAAGTTTGACCAGTTCCTCTACTACCTGATGCCCTTACAACAGATCTGGAATTAGCTGCTCTTCCTTGACCTCTTACTTTCTGTGCTGAAAATGTTTCTACATCTATTTGCAAATGATCATAAGCATTAACTAAATTATCAGGCCACATTTTCTGACCTTTATCACTACTAGATCTATTATTAATGACTCTTAACACCATTGGAGATAAATAATTTATTATATTCCTCTAAGTATTTATGAAGACTTTGAAAGGAAAATATATTCCTGTAAATATTGCCAAGTATAGAGGTGACTATCGGAATATTATTTATAGATCTTCATGGGAATTAAAGTTCATGAAGTACTGTGATATGAGTCCTAGTATCATGGAATGGGGCAGCGAAGAGATAGTTATACCTTACAGATCACCATTGGATGGTAGAGTTCATAGGTATTTTCCTGATTTTTATATTAAAGTTAAACAAAGCACTGGTAAAATTCAGAAGTATATTGTTGAAGTTAAACCAAAACGGCAAACAAAACAACCAAAGGTTCAACGAAAGATGACTAAGAAATATATCTATGAAGTGACTGAGTATGCAAAGAATCAATCCAAGTGGGAAGCAGCAAAACAATATTGTGATGATAGGAATTATAAATTCATGTTAATTACAGAGAAAGAGCTTAAAGTATGAGTATATTTTCAGAAATAAAAGAAGCAGCTGGTGATGAACCAAGGTCTTACTCTTGGTATAGAGATAATGTCAGAATGTATTTTCAGAAGACAGATCTTTATACTGAGATGACTAACTTGGAAGAGAGTATGATTCCTGTTCCAGGCCAGTTATATCTTTTTGAATATAAGGCAACTTATGCTCGTAAGTTAAAATATTATGATGAGTTTCCTTTAGTCTATGCATTAGGTACAGGAACAAAATTCTTAGGAGCTAACTTACATTATCTTAGACACACACGTAGGATGCAAACTGTTTTAAAATTACAGGAAGGTATATTAGATATACCAAAGCAGTGTTATCATAATTATGTGTTAGAAGGTTTAGAAACTCCCCTATATAGAATAAATAGTGAGGACTATCTAACTTCTGTATTTCTCCCTGTAGAAAATTTTGTTACGAGAAGAAGAGGATTGTACCAACAATATAGTAAATCAGCCGTCTGGGGAGAGACATCACAATGAGGATATCAGATTTAGAAATTCAGATGAGTAATCTGAAGGAGTTTAGGGCAAATATATGGAAGTATGGATTTAGTGCTAACAATCTTTATGATGTAATCATAGAGATACCAACGGGTGGTGCATTATATAAAGAGTTACAGGCTAATAATCTTGCAATTCCTGATGGGTTTCTAAAAAATAATTTGAGATTGTATACTGATGAAGCATCTATGCCAGGTGTACAGATGTCTACTGGTGAGTATAGAGTAACTAATAGTCCTCAGTTGAAGTATGTATATGGATCAGTTTTTAGTGAGTTGAGTCTTTCATTTCTTATGGATGCTGAAAATATAATTAAAGGCATTTTTGATATATGGACTAACTGGATGTATGGATATAGTGCTGGAACATCTGGTTGGAGTGCTACTAATAGATTTAGAGCTAATTATAGAGATGATTATGCTGTTGATATTATTATAGTTAAGTACGAGAAACCAGTATTTGGTAAGGGTGACACATTTTTTAAAGGTGGAAGAAGGATGAAAAGAGAAGCAAAGAATACTATACTACCAGATTTAAAAGATTCAAGTCGTAGTAAGTTCTTCCAACCAGTTCCAGTACACGCAACTAGAATATTTAATGCTTTTCCTGCCAATATAGCTTCAATACCATTAGCATATGGTGAGACATCTTTAAATAAATTCTCAGTTGGGTTTGAATATGAAAGTTATACTACTACTGCTATTAATGATGGTAAAATTACAGGTGTTAAAGATAGTGTTAATGGAGGATTTGATTTAGATCTTGGAGATTTTTTTAGGAATCTTTTTAATCTCTAATTTTGCCTGATAAATACTTTTAGTTATTATACGTCGTTATGCCTTTACCAAAGCTTGCCACGCCAACGTATGAGTTGGAAGTTCCTTCCACTGGAAAGA